GTGTTGGTTCTGCAAATACAATTTTTGGTTCATCACCAATAGCACCTTCTTATGGTGTAGCACCAAATCCAAGTAATACAGGTCCAGGACAATATTTTGCTGCTGGTGGAGGTGGAGGTTGGTCAACTACTTCTGATGGTGGTTATGGTGGTGGAGGAGGAACTCCTGGCGTTGCTGGAACAGCCAATACTGGAGGCGGTGGTGGAGGAGGACACTCTCCATTTCCTTATGCAGCTGGTGGAGCAGGTGGGTCAGGAATAGTTGTTATTCGTCACGCAACAGCAAACGGAGGTTCAGGTGGAAATGCAACAGGAACTTGCGGATCAGATACAATTAGAGTATTTACAGGAAGTGGAACATTTACAGCTTAAATAAATGAATTTACAAACTTTAACAAATAATATATAAGGAGAACATTATGGCACATTACGCAAAATTAGGAGCAAACAATAAAGTTATAGCGGTTCACGTTGTAGCTGATTCTGATTGTCAAAACGCTGATGGTATCGAAGATGAAGAAGTAGGAAGACAGTTTTTGGAAAGAATCCACAGCTGGCCTCTTTGGAAAAAAACATCTTACAATACACAAGGTGGACAACACAAATCAGGTGGAACACCTTTAAGAGGTAACTACGCAGGCATAGGTATGACTTATGATGAAGATAACGATATTTTCATTAGTAAAAAACCTTATGCTAGTTGGGTTCTAAATGTGGCAGAAGCAAGATGGCAATCACCAATTGGTGATGAACCAGCATTACCTGAAGAAGAACAAACTACTCATAGATATGAGTGGAATGAATCTACAGGTGCTTGGGATAAAGTCACTATATAATCCACTTGACATTTTAATTAGAGTTAATTACATACTAGATAGGTATGCAAAAGAAAGTATTAACAGAAGTTGATCTTTATACAGGTGAAATTCAAATGCCAAAAGGCTTTGATATTGATCGTGATAAAATAAGAAACGACATCATAGAATCTTACGTAAATAAAAATAGGATTAACAACAATCCACAAGCTTATGCTTTTGATGATTATGTTGTACCTTTTTCTCAACCTTTACAATGGATGCAAGATTACGTTAGAGATCATTGGAGAGTTGAATATGGTAAAACTTTAGTGACTAAAACTATGCACGGCAATGTTATGCATCCTAAAGAAAAGTCTTGGACAAGAGGTCAAGTTGATCCTGTTGATTTACGTAATTCACCAGACTATACATTAATTTATGGTGTTGATGTTAAAGAAGGTTCTTCAGAATGTATTATTGAATATGATGATAACAGAAGAAAAAATAGAACGTGGCACTTACCTATAAAAGATAATCACTTTATAATGTTCCCTGCTACTAATAAATATTCTTTCTCACCTAATACTTCTACCGGTTTAAATATAATTTTAACAATTAACTATGAATATATCTAATTACTATTGGTATTTTGAATCTGCAATACCACCAAGAATATGTGATCTTATTGTTAAGTATGGTAAGTCAGAAAAAGAAAGAGAGATTATGGCTATTACAGGCGGCTTTGGTAGAGATAGAAATTTAACTAAACAACCTCTTACTAAAGACGAAATAAAAGATTTACAAAAGAAAAGAGATTCAAACATAGTCTGGATGAGTGATCGTTGGATATATAAAGAGATTCAACCTTATGTTCATATGGCAAATAAAAATGCAGGTTGGAACTTTGAATGGGATTTTTCAGAAGCTTGTCAATTTACTATTTATAAAAAAGGCCAATACTATGATTGGCACTGTGATAGTTGGGATAAACCTTATATGGAAGAAGGTCCAACAAAAGGAAAGATTAGAAAATTATCTGTAACCGTAACGTTAACAGATCCAAAAGAATACAAAGGTGGAGAGTTAGAGTTTGACTTTAGGAATTTAGATCCTGATAAAAAACCTAACATTAGAGCGTGTACTGAAATATTACCAAAAGGCTCTTTGGTTGTGTTTCCTTCGTTTGTATGGCATAGAGTTAAACCCGTAACTAAAGGAGAAAGGAATAGTCTAGTGATATGGAATCTAGGTTATCCATTTAAATAATATGAATGATATAAAACAAGGTGGCAGTAGTACACCACAAAAACCAAAAGGACACGTAGATTTTAAATCTGCGTTTTATTTTCAAACACCAGTATGGATTGCAGAAGCACCGATGTTTCTTAAAAATACAATTAAACTAACAGATAAATATATTAAAAAAGCTGATAAACTTCTTAAAGATAAATTAAAAAACGAACCTAAATGGAAAAAAGATATAGGCACATTTGGTTTATCTAAACATAGTGAAAGTTTTTCACAAGACCCTAAAGCAAAAGATTTAGTAGAGTTTATAGGTCAACGATCCTATGAGTTTTTAGATTGGCAAGGATTTAATTTACAAAATCATAGCTTACACTTTACAGAATTTTGGGTACAGGAGTTTAGTGAAAAAGGTGGTGGCCATCATTCTACACATCAACATTGGAATCAACACGTATCAGGATTTTACTTTTTAAAGTGTAGTGAAAAAACATCTTATCCTATCTTTCACGAACCAAGACCTGGTGCAGAGATGACAAAGTTACCGTTAAAAAATCAAGAACAGATTACAATGGGAACTAATCAAATACATTACAAACCTAAACCAGGAACAATGATTATTTTTCCAGGTTATGTTCCTCACGAGTTTGCAGTGGATGCAGGATTAGAACCATTTAGATTTGTACATTGGAATATAAAAGTTGTTGAAACAGCAATATCAAAAGAAAAGAGTATTAAATGAGCTTTAAAAAAAATAAATATATAGTTATCAAAGGAGCTGTACCCAAAGAAATAGCAGAATTTTGTTACAATTACTTTTTACTTAAAAGAACTGTTGCTAGAACTTTTTTCGATCAAAGGTATATCTCTCAATTTACAGAGGAATGGGGAACGTGGAAAGATGAACAAGTTCCAAATACATATTCTCATTACGCAGATTTAGCTATGGAAACTTTATTGATGAGGACTTTACCTGTAATGGAAAATAAAACAGGACTTAAATTAAATCCAACTTATTCATATGCTAGAATATATAAAACTGGAGATATTTTAGAAAGACACAAAGATAGACCAAGTTGTGAAATATCTACTACAGTAAATTTAGGTGGTGATCCTTGGCCAATATATTTAGAACCTAAAAAGAATGTAGGTAAGCCAGAACAGATGGGCGGTAAAAAAGGTATAACTGCGAGTAGTAATAACAAAGGTGTTAGAGTAAACCTAAAACCCGGTGATATGTTGGTTTATAGAGGTATCGAACTAGAACACTGGAGAGAAGAATTTCAAGGCAATGATTGTTGTCAAGTATTTCTACACTATAACGATCAAAATTCTGAATATAAAACCTCTAATGTAAATGATGGAAGACCGCATTTAGGACTTCCAAGTTGCTTTAAAAAGTAATATAATCTTTAAATGGGGGCTGTACTCCACCATACCTACAGCCTCCTTTTAAGGATTATTTATGAGTTTAGGATTTGACGCAATATCAACATTACCGTTCGCTACATCAGGACCAGATTCTGATGTACTAGTATCAACTACTGGTAACGCATTAAATATTTCAATTGGTAGTGTAGGTGTTATAGCGGATTCCGTTGTTCAAGATCCAGATCCAAATAGAGTAACATTAGGTCTTGGAACTTTAACCATTACAGGAGATGCTAATTTTACCGTTACAGGTAATCCTACATCGCTAGGTTTAGGCGCATTTACAGTAACGGCAGATGCTAATGTTTCACCTACAGGAAACGCATTGACGTTAGCAACTGGAAATGTTACAGTAACAGGAACTGCTTTAGTAAATCCAACTGGAGCTGGTTTGACATTAAGTACTAACGACGTAGGTGTAATTACGTGGAATGAAATTATACCAGGAGCAAATATGGTTTGGACACCAATAGATCCAAGTTAAAATTATGGCATCAACATACTCATCAGATCTTAAATTAGAAATAGTAGCAACCGGTGAAAAAGCTGGTCTTTGGGGTACTATAACAAATACAAATTTACAAATATTAGAACAAAGCGCTAGTGGTTATATAGATATTGATATGGCTGGAGCTAGTATAACTTTAGATTTAACAGATGGTGCAACATCAAACGGTAAAAATATTTATTTAAAACTATCTGGAACTTTAGGTGGTGATAGAACTTTAACAATGCCAGCTGGTTCTGAAAGAGTTTGGATTATAAGTGATGAAACAGTTAGAGGAACATCAAATAGAACTTTAAGTGTTTTAACAGCAAGTGGTACATCTCAACCTGTACCTCCAGGAGCAACTTTACTTTGTGTTTCTGATGGTACAAACACAACAACAAAAATTATTGAAAAAGGTTATGCAACTATAACTGATTCTAATTCTCCTTATACAACAGTTGCAGGAGCACAGATTTTTGCAAATACAACAACTAATCCAATTACAATAACTTTACCTGCTTCTCCAGCTGTAGGCGATGAAGTTAGTATTATAGATACAAGAGGAACTTTTGGATCTAATAATTTAATAGTAGATAGAAATGGTCAACCTATTAATACAGGTACTAGTAATCTTACATTAACTACAAACGGTCAATCTATTACTTTAGTTTATGTAGACTCTACTAGAGGTTGGGCTTATAAAACAAACACAGCATAGGAGCTAAAATATGGCTCTTCAACAAATTAAATTTGCGCCAGGAATTGACAAACAGGATACTACTGTTGGTGCGGTAGGTCGTTGGGTTGATTCAGATAATGTTAGATTTAGATATGGATTACCAGAAAAAGTTGGTGGTTGGCAGTCTTTACTTGAAGATACTATTGTAGGTGTAGTTAGAAAACAATTTGCTTTTGTAGATTTAGAAGGCAATAGATATGTAGCATTAGGTACAGATAAATTTTTATTAGTTTATTTTGAAGGACAACTTTTTGACATTACACCTTTAAAAACTGATATTACTGGTGCAACGATTGCAACAGTAGACACTTCAGCAACTTGCACTATTACAACTTCATCAGCACATGGAATAAATGTAGGTAATATAGTTTTATTTGATAGTGTAACTTTACCAGGCGGTACAGGTTATGCAGCATCAGATTTTGAAGATAAGAAGTTTCAAGTTATTAGCGTTCCAACTCCAACAACTTTTACAATTACACAAAGTTCAAACGCAACAGGAACTGTTGCAACAGGTGGTAGTATTACTTTAAAACCTTACGAGCCCGTTGGTCCAGCAGAACAATCTTATGGTTATGGTTTTGGTATTGGTAACTATGGTGGAACAATTACCGGTGTTGTACAAACAGAATTAAATGGATCACTAAACGCAGATACTGCTGGTACAGGTGGATCGGGGACCGCTGTTACTGTAGATTCAACTACTGATTTTCCAGCTGCCGGTACAATTGCAATAGCCAATGAATTAATTACCTATACATCAAAAAATTCTACACAATTTTTAGGTATCACTAGAGGCACAAATGGAACAGCAACTCCTGGCACATCAAATGGTCAAGCTCACAGTACCAACACTGTTGTTCAAAATGCAACTAATTTTACAGGATTTGGTAGTGCCGTTGAAGCATCAACGGTTACATTAGAACCAGGCCTTTGGTCACTTAATTCTTTTGGACAAGTTCTTGTAGCAACAATATTAAATGGTAAAACATTTACTTGGAATGCAGGGATCGCGGCTAGATTTACAACAAGAGCATCAACAACTACAACTACTTTTTTAACTACAAATAATCCAACTGCAACACGAACAACTTTAATTTCACCAACAACAAGACACTTAATTCATTTTGGAACTGAAATAACTATCGGAGATCCAAGTACACAAGATGATATGTTTATTAGATTTTCTGCTGATGAAAGTATTAATGAGTATACCATAGAAGCCGTTAACACAGCAGGTTCACAAAGATTACAAGATGGTACAAAAATTGTAGGAGCTTTAGTTGCAAAAGAAAATATTCTAGTATGGACTGACAATGCATTATACACAATGAAATTTGTAGGTGCACCTTTTACATTTGGCTTTGAACAAGTTGGTACTAACTGTGGATTAATAGGACAGAACGCTGCAATTGAAATTGATGGTGTTGCGTATTGGATGGGTAATAATGGTTTCTTCTCGTTTGATGGTACAGTTAATACTTTACCTTGTTCTGTTGAAGATTATGTATTTGATGATATTGATACAACTAAAGGTCAACAAATTAATGCAGGTATTAATAATTTATTTACAGAAGTTGTTTGGTGGTATCCTACAACAGGATCTGATTTTAATGATAGATATGTAGTTTACAACTACGGTCAAACAACTCAACCCGTTCCTATGGGTAATTGGTACACAGGTACAAATACAAATTCAATTAGAACAGCTTGGATTGATTCATTAGTTTATCCAAGACCATATGCTACAGCTTTTAATAATTCTAATACTGGAACTTTCCCTACAATCATAGGTGAAACAGGATTAGGTCAAAGCGTATTGTTTGAACATGAAGTAGGAACAGATCAAATTAATCCAAATGGAAGTACAACAGTGTTAACTTCTTTTGCACAATCTTATGACTTTGCTTTACAGACCGATCAAGGTATTGGAGAATACTTTTTAGCTATGAGAAGATTTTTACCTAACTTTAAAAATTTAGTAGGAGATGCACAAATTACTATTTCAGTAGCTGATTATCCTGCAGATCCTAATACAAATACAGCTTTAAGCCCCTTTACAATTACTGCAAGTACGACTAAAGTAGATACACGAGCTCGTGGTAGATATGCTGCGCTTAAAATTGAAAATACAGGATCAGGACAATCTTGGAGATTTGGTACATTCCAAGCTGATCTACAACCAGATGGAAGAAGATAATGACTAAAGTAGTAGTAAGATTACCTGAACCTAAAAAAGAATATAGTGAGGACAACCAAAGACAAATTAACAGAGCGTTAACCACAATTATTGAACAGTTAAACTCTACATACTTAACACAATTAAAAGAAGACTCTGAAAGATATACCTTTTTTGGATTAGGATAAATGGCAAATATATATAAAAATCAAAAACAAGATTTAACAACCAATACAGTTACAACTTTGTATGCTGTACCTTCAAACTCTAGAGCTATTATAAAATCTATTTTAGTTTGTGATGATACTAATAATGGTAGTGACATAACAGTTGACTTATTTAATGGAGATCCAGCATCAGCTGATAAATTTACTATATTTAAAAATAAAGCTATAGCAGGTAATGCTACAGAACAATTATTAAATGAGCCTTTAATTATGCAAGAGAGTGAAACATTACAAGTAACCGCTGCAGATGCAAATAGATTGCACGTGGTTGCATCAATACTAGAAATTAATAGGGAGGACAGATAATGTCATTTGTAGAGACAGAAGCTTCAGTTAGATACGAAGTAATTAATGGTAAAAAAGTACCTGTAATTACACCTAAATGTGAAGTTACTTTAACTAACATGGAAACAGGTCAAGAGTATATGTCGGATGCAGAAGCATTAGCAGATGTACAAAATACAGATACAGCTACTAAAGCAGAACACATAAGAAGAGACGTTAAATTAACCGTAGAAGAGATAAATTTAGGAGCAGGTAGTAATATATTCTAGATTGACTAGAGGTAAAAAAACAAGTAAAATGAAAGATACTGGCTTAAATCAAGAGTAGCCATCTTGCATTTCACTTATATAACACAATAAAAATTATGGGATTTTTTAAAAAAGTATTCAGACCAGTTCGTAAAATAGCAAAGAAGATTATACCTAAAGAGATTAGGCCGTTCTTACCTTATATTGCAGCAGGTTTTGGACCTGGAATAGCAGGTAAAGCATTTGGTAGTGGACTGGGAACAGCATTAGCACAAAGAGGATTAATAGCAGCAGCAACATCTGCAGCTACAGATGAACAAGGTAATCCATTAAGAGCAGGAATTTTAGCAGCAGCTCCTGGAGCAATATCAGGTGGGTTAGGACAAGTTGCTACAAAATTTGCACCTGTTAAGGATGCTGGAACTGCTTTAAGTTTTACAGAAAAATTAGCTAACATGGCAGGCAAAGGAGACGCTGCTGTAAGAAATTTAGGTGCCTTAAAAACAATAGGTGCACAAACAGCATTAGATCAATCTGCAAAGTTTGCAGAAATTAGACAAGATGAAATAGATCAGTATAATAAAAATTTATTAGAACAAGGTGTAGCTAGTAAAGTAGATAGAAGAAATGCAATTTTTGGTATCTATAAAAATGCTGGTTATGATGATGATTATGTTAATACTATGTTAGATACATATGGTTACGCAGATGGTGGCAGAATAGGTTATAGAAATGGTGGATTTGATATGGGTAGGGCTGAAGCTTTAGCTAATGCAAGATCGATAAATGATGTAATGCCGGCTATGTTTAAAAGAAAACCAAAGAAAAAAACTGAAATTGTTAAAGTAGAAGATGAAGAAGATGAAGAAGGTAATAAAAAAAGTACAACATTTAATATTAACATACCAAAAAGTGAACGTTCTTCTGATTTATCTAGTGGTTTAATGGCAGCAATGGATGGTGTTCAAAAAGCATATGGTAGAAGTTTTGGAGAAATGGAACCAACAGAGTTTAAAAGATTTGCTAGAGGTGGTGAAGTAGAAATAGAAGAACAAACAGACGATTTAGGTATTATGGATTTAATGAGAGATCAAGGCGTTGAGTATGGTGAACAAGCATCTTATGGTTACGATGATGCAATGGGTGAAACTTTTGAAATGTTTATGGATTACAAAAAAAAAGGAACTATTCCTATGGAAATGGAATTTGATGAATTTTTAGAATTACTTCAAGGACGTAAAGAACAAGGTATAAAAGGAACACAAGTAGCATCAGGATACAAAGATGATATAGAAGAAATGTATGAGCAATATGTTTTTGAAATGGAAGAACAAGGATTACAACCAATGGATTTTGCATCTTTTTTAAGACAAGCTAGATCTGGTATGGCCAGCGGTGGATCAGTAGGATCTAGATATTCTTTTTTAATAAACAAACAAAAACAAGGCATATTAAGCCCTGATGAAGAACAAGAATTATTAATGTTAGAAATGACATACGCTGATGATAGTCAAGGTAAAGCTGAAGGTGGTATAATGAATAAAAATTTATTGAATACAGGTATGGATAAAGATATGAGAGGTGGTGGCTTTATACCTGAAGGAACAAAAGAAAAAGCAGATGATGTTCCTGCAAGACTATCAAAGAACGAATTTGTAATGACAGCCGATGCAGTTAGAGCTGCAGGTGGTGGTAGTGTTAACGAAGGAGCAAAACGTATGTACGAAACAATGCACAAACTGGAGGCAAAAGTATAATGGCTGAAACAATAACAAGACAACTCCGTGAACCATTTGTAGAAGCAGCTGGTTTAGGTATAACTAATAAAGGTTTAGAACTTCTTAAAACACCTATTCCTACATCTACATATACAGGTAGACAATTTGTACAAGGTCAATCAGCATTAGAACAACAAGCAGCTACAGCTGCATCAGGTTTAGATGCTTTAGTAGGACCACAAGCCTATAAAGATTACATGTCACCTTACCAGCAAGAAGTTATTGATACTTCACTTGCAGCTATGGATAGAGAACAACAAAAAGGTTTAGCTAGTTTAAGACAAAGAGCAGCGCAAGCTGGTGCTTTTGGTGGTGGTAGAGAAGCAGCATCAATTGGAGAATACCAAGCAACAGGTGATATTGCTAGAGCAGCACAAGAAGCAAATTTAAGACAATCAGGATTTCAACAGGCACAAGCAGCTGCAGCACAAGATTTAGTTGCAAGACAAGGTTTAGGTACGTATCAATCTCAAATGGGTGGTCAACAAAGACAATTAGATCAAGCAAGATTAGCAGCGGACCAAGAAGCAGCTAGAGAAACAGCGTTTGCAGATTACACACAATTAGGATTAGTCGGTCCACAATTAGCATCAGTTATCGGTGGTTTCCCGGCAGCAACACAAGTTCAATCAACACCTCCACCAAGTGCTACACAACAATTGTTAGGACTAGGTATTGGTGCAGCTGGATTAATGGGAGCTATAAGATAATGAGTAGAATTTTAAGAAGACCAATGTTTAGAGGTGGACGAGTTTCTAGTTATGGAACGGGGATCGCTTCAGGTTTAGCTGATGGTGGTAGAGTTGGTTATGCTGATGGTGATATCGTAGATATTTACGAATCAGTAAAAGAGAGAATACCTGAAAGAAATACACAAGGTTTATCTAGAGGTGACTACTTAAGAATAGCTAGTGCTGGTTTAGATATATTAGGAGCACCAGGAGAAACAGGTGGTATTTTAGGAGGCACTTTATCTGCAGCTTCAAAACCTTTATCTAAATTAGGAGTTGATCTTGGAACATCAATGGATGCTAGACAAGAATCTGAATTAGATAGAAGAGAAGAATTAGCAAGAACTTTAACAGGTGCTGAAGTAGAGTATAAAGTAGGTATGGAAAAAGCTAAAGGTGAAACAGGTAGAAGACAAATCCTTTTAGAATCAATAACAGAAACTAAAAGAGAAAATGTTAGAAACGATACAACTTTAAAACCAGAAGAAAAAACAAAAAAATTAAATGAAATTCAAGCAAAATATGATAATGATTTAGAGTTTTATGTTTTCCAAGGTGGAGATGTATCTGATTACTTTAAACTTGGTTCACAAACAGAACTACTTAAAACAGCTTCTAGAGCAGCCAAAAAAGCAATTAAAGGAGTAAAAGATAGTGACGGCAAACCAATTACTCCAGATCACCCTGACTACACTACTACATTAGGTAAACTACAAGCACAGTATTTAGCTACACTAACAAAAGAATTTGGAAAACAATTTGCTGAAGGTGGAGCGGTAACTGAAGATGTAAATATAATGACTGAAACTCCAACAAGTATGACTGACGTTAATGTTGAAGAGACAGTAAATCCAGAACAGTTATCTTATGATGAAATAAGAGCAAGATTACCAAAAGAAATTGGTGATGACATTGTAACTTTATTAGCAAATAGTTATCAAGCGCTTGGAGACTTTGCACAAATTAGAACACAAACTGACGTTGATCAGTTCAATCAAAAATATCAAGTACAATTAGTTCTACCACAGGAGGCATAATCTATGTCTGACATGTTTAGAATCCCTAAAGAAAAGGATTTCAAAGCACTCTTACAAGATGCTGATGAGCAAGGTTTACTAGAAGAAAAAGCAGGTACATTAGTTAACAATCCATTATCTTGGTTAAGATTTACATCTGGCTTTGGTCCAATAATTCAATACAACGAAATGAAAGCAAAAGAATTAGGGCAACCTGATCCTTATAAAGATGTAATAAAAGAGACAGACGAACAAAGAGATACCGCTAGAGAAGTAGAAAGAGCTATTGTAAAGGGTGGTACAGGTGCTGTTAAATCAATTTTAGAATTTGGTACCGCAGGAATAGATTATGTTTTTGATTCAAACTTAACAAAAAAACTTGATGAAACAACTAGAAGGTTTTTAAACAAACACGGTAATCCAAATACTTTTTTAGGAGATTCTAGTGCATTACTAATTCAATATGGTGTACCTAGTACCATTGCTTTTAAAATATTAGGAAACCTTGATAAAGTTTCAAAGTTAAAAAATATATCTAAACTTACAAATAAAACTTTAGGTAAAATTAAAAATAAATATTTTAAAGCAGGAGCAAACGTAGCTTTGCGTTCTGGTAGAGGAGCGTTATCTTTAGGTCTAGCTGATATGGCATTGTCTGATGCAGATATGCCAACACTATTTACAAAAAAAGTAGATGAAAAAGGATTAGAGGGAAGAGATCTAGCTACTGCTAGATTTATTAATAAATTAAAGTATGGACAAGAAGGCGCTCTTATTGGTGGTGGTATACCACTTGTAGGTAAAGGACTAGCTTTAGGTTTTAAATATGGAATATATAAACCTACATTAACAGTAGGAAAAATAGGAAGTAAAGTAGCTGAAGCTACAGTCATTAATCCTGTATCTAAATTAGCAGCTAAAGATAAAATTGTTTTACCAGCAATAGGAAGAGCTATTCAAGCTGCACCTGGAAAAATTGGTGAACAAATTACATCAAGAGTTTTATTACCCACAGTATCAAGAGGTAAAGTAGGAGGCTTAACTAAAACAACTGTAGAGTTACCTAAATTTGAAAACTGGAGAATGTTTAGTGTTGACTCCACTAATCCATTAAAAAGTTCATTAAAAAAAATAGATAATGGTTTAGCTTATTTAAGATCTATATCAAGATTTACACCAGAGCTTGCAGCTATTTCTACAAGAGGACAAAAAGAAATTACAGCTAAAGCAAGAATAGTAGAAAAATTATTAGATAGTTTAGAAAAGAAAGCGTATGATTTAGCGCAAGGTTCTAAAAAAATATACAATAGTAAATTAGCTTCTCCATCACTGCAAGATAAACATCTTGATGATGTATTAGAATATTTTAAAAATCAAAAAGCTTTATCTGCTTTACCTAAAGAGTTAAGACCTGCAGCAAAAGCATTAAATAAAATATTAATAGAAACTAAAAAAACATTTGCAGAATTATTACCTGGTGATTCTTTAATAAAAGAATCTTTAGAAAATAATATTAAAGGGTATATGAGAAAATCATATGCTGTATTTACTAATCCTAATTACTCGGTCAATGAAGCATCAAAAGAATTTAAAGATGCAGTTAAATTTGCTTTAGGAGTTATAAATAAAAATAAAGATTTAAAAGAAACAGCTATAAAAATGGCTAGAAGAGATGGTACAACTGCAGCTGTAGCTAGAAGTAAATTAGCTAAAGATCAAGTTAATGATATTATAGAATTTGCAAAAACAGATAACAGAGATCCTATTCAAACTATTACAGAAATATCTAAAAAGAAATTAAGATCAGATAACGTTATATCTACAGGAGAAGAATTACCCGATGTAATTAGAAAAGTAATGGGTGAAGAAAACAATATGAAAAATGTTGTTTTACAAACCATATCTAATTTAGCTACACAAAGCACAAACAAAATTATGTTTGATAGATTGGGTCAAGCATTGGTTCAGTCTAAACAATTATTTAAAACAAGAGAAGCTGCTGAATTTGGATATGAAATTACAGCAGATAAATTAGGTAAGGCTGTAACAAGAGTAGGAAAAATAGATGGACTTGGTTTATTAAAATCAGATGCAAGTAAATTATTTGGACCAGCAGATATGATTAATAGAATGACAACACTTAAAGGACCATTGGATGCTTTAGCACAATTACCTTTGTACAAAAACTTTCTACAATTTAAAGTTGCAGCTCAATATGGTAAAACTGTATTGTCTCCCGCTACACAAACAAGAAACTTTTCATCAGCAGCTATGTTTGTAATCAACAGAGGACTGTTAGGTAATAGAGCTTCATTACAAAACTCAATTCAAATGACAGTAGATGATATTTTTAATGCTGGAAAATTAGGACCTGAAGCAGAAAAAAGAGTTTTAGCAAATATCGATGAAGGAATTAAATATGGTGCATTAGATGAAAATATAGTCGCAGCTGAATTAGGTGCTGTGTTAAGAGCTATTAGAAAAAATAATATTAAAGATACAGATCAACTTACAAAATATTTAGAGACAAAAGGATTATTAAGAACAGCTAGTAGAGTTTATGCAGGAGGA